TGCCTTCTAATACATCACCAACCTTCTGCTTGAGAGCGTCCAAACCTTCTGGGGTATGTTACTCAGCAGGGTCTAAAGCCTTCCATTCTTCAATATAAGTCTGCGCCTTGCCTAATTGACTAGCGGCAGCCTCGTTCTTAACCTGCCCTTTGTACATCACTTTGTTCATGGCATTGCTAACCGCATTATCAATGCCCGTGAAGTCAAGAACCGTCTTGTCGTTCCTGATGTTGACCATACCAGAGCGATACTCTGCTTGCTTGGCCTGTTGAATATCAGACAGGTTTTGCTTGGCAATATCGAGGACTTCGGTTGCCCCAACCTTGCCGCGCAGATTCTCTGTGAAAGACTTGGCTTGCTGACCTCCCGCTTTGCCAGCCTCAAATGCCTGCTGAATTGCCTCCGTACCAACGCCAGTAGTAGACCCAAGAACTGCTTTTGCGCCTCTTCCTGCGGCTCCAGTACCGGCGGCAATGGTTCTCCCTGTAGCTACCAGAGGATCTGTTGCGTAGGCTGCTTTAGCTAATGTTGCAGACACACCACCGGCTTTAGGTGCAACCATTGCGCCACCAGTAAGAACCGTGGATATATCCGCAAGGACTCCAGCAGGATCGGTAGCAATGGCTTTTTTCGCGCCTTCCACACTGCCGTAACGCTCGGTATAGAACTGACCTACCTTGTTAGCAAGTTCCCTAGATGCTTTATCTTCTCCAATAGCTCGAACCATGCCTTCAGGAAGGATGTTTTGCAAGATGCCTGCGCCAAGATCAATGACTGTTTTAGCTGTTTGGATTGGGCTTGTAACGGCTTCAACGACACCGCCAATAACGTTGCCTAAAGACTTAGGGAAGTTGGTAATTGCGCCTTCTACGACTTGACCGGCAGATAATGGCTTTTGCTCAGGCTTTTGGCCTAAGACGGTATCTTGATCCCACCAGTTAGCCATAATTAACCACCCTTCTTACGCACTTGACCCTGCGGGTCTATATAAACTGAACCGTTAGGCAGCCTGTCATACTCTGCTTTAGAGTTGACTTTGATAGGATTTTGTTCGTTTCCTACAGGCGTTTGCGGCGTAACGTTAGGCGTTAAAGCATCAATCGCAGACTTACTATATCCCTGCGCTCTTGCTGCGTCTGACATTTTCTTAAATGCACCTTCTGCGACTTCTGCCTGCCTACCAAGATTGGCTTTGATTTGCGTCGGAGACATACCAGGAGTAACCATTGCAGACTCAAAAGCAGAGGCTTCTGTTCTGGTAAGCGCGGAACCAAACAGTTGATTTCTGATCTGGTTTGCAAATAGATCGTACTGTTGCCACCACTGCCCGAAATCTTTCTTGGCGGGATCGTCAGAGCGCAAGGCAAGCATAATCGCACCTCTGCCTAAAGCATCCATGCGATAGCCACCATAATCATCCTTAAAGTTATTGGATAGACTTCTAAGGTTGACTGCGTTTTCTGATTTACTAGCAAGATCGTTAAGAACAGGCCCAGGCAAAGGCTTGCCGTCTTTTGCTTGCTCTTGTTTTGCTCTAGCTTCGTCTATTCTCAAACCAACCAGTTGGTTGCTTAACGCAGTTGTTGCTGCGCGATCTTGTCTTGATTGATCTCGTTCAAAAGCTCGATTGCTCATCTCAGTTAGACGAGCCATGTTTGCGTTTGTTTTATCTTCATCCATGTTTGGAAAGCTACGTTGCAACTGAGTAGCAAACTGCATAACCGATGGATGCAAGACGCCGCCAGCAATCAATGGTGTAAATGGGTTTTCATCTGTCCCAGTTTGTTGCGTGGGAGCCATAACGGTTTGGGTTTTTCCATTGAAGTCAGTGACAACAAGGGACTCGCCTTTCTTGAGGCTTGTTACAGTAGGCTTGCCAGCAACTGGGCGGAAACTACCGTCCGGCATCCGTTCATAAATGATGCCGCCAGCCTCTTTAGTTTCAGGTTGCATCGCCCCTTGAATTGTCTTTGCAGCAGTTAATGCCTTGTCGATGGGGACACCCTTAGAGACAGCAGCAGACAATAAACGCTCGACATCAAGACGAGGCATACCGTAAGTCTTTTCCTCCACTGACGGCGTAGGCATTTCCATCATCTCAAGTTCTGATAATGGCCTTTGCTGAGCAGTGACGGGCCTTACTATGCCAGCCCTTAGAACCTCTGGAAGATTTGCCTCGGCCTGCATCTGTTTCTGCATTTGTTGCAGTTGTAGACCTGTTACACGATCCTGCACCGCTTGCTGCATTGCACCACGGTAGGCTTGCTGTCCTGACATCAAACCCTGACCGATGATCTGCCCGATGTTTTGACGCTGTTGAGATGGCCCAGAAGCCATAAGCAAGCCGATACCCGTTCCTAACAGACCTTGACGCTGTGCTTCTTGGCGGAGTCGCTCTGCATCCTCTGCCCCCATGAGTTGCCCCATGTAGGATGGTTGACTTCCAAACAATCGAGCTAAGTATTCGTCCATACCGTCCTCACAACAACGATAACCGCTTGCGCTGGATCGGCTGCGGTAGTAACTGACCAAAATCTGCTTGTGCTACCTGCTGACCTCTACGGATACCAGGAGCAGCAGCAGGCCTCGGCGCAGATTGTTGCAACATATTCATGCCTTGCATACCCATCCGCATACTTGAAGGTGTACCAGACGAAAATGCCATCTTAGCCAGCGGGCCTCCAGCACCTGCATAAGTTGCAGAACCACCCGTAGACATAAGGCCAGGTAAACCAAACTCACCTGTTTGCGCTGCAAGCATTGCTGCCTGCTGTGAACCCATCGTCATTCCTGGAAGGCTTCCATAAGCAGCCGTTAGAAATGGATTAGCCGTTCCCGCCGCCGTTGCCGCTGTTTGTGCTGCTGTAGCCGCGCTAGCAGCCGTTGCAGCCTCTGCCGCTAATGCCGCACTTGCAGCAGCCGCAGCACCTTCTGCCGCAGCAGCAGAACCAATAACCTCAGCAGCGATAATTGGCTCTGCGCCACTCATGACAATAAAGCCTTTCCTGCTAATGCAGCGCCAAGCGCACCAGCAAGCGGATTAGAGTAACTAGGTTGAATCGTTTGCATACCAGCAGGAGCACCATAGGCAGAAGATAAAAAGTTCTGTAGGTTCATGTAAGGCATTTGTTGCTGATAGTTAAACTTCTGGATCGCGTCTGCAAGTGCAGCTTGTTGGTACTGCTCTGCTGTCTGACCAACTTGTGCGAGTTGTGCAATATCCGTGTAGTCCTGTGCTGCCATGCCTGGAGCAGCACCAATCGCAGCCTGTTGTCTTGCTCGCTCTTGTTCGTACAAGTTAGCACCCAAGCCAAGCGCAGACATCTGCCTTGCTCGCTCATCTCCGTAGTTCTGATAAGCAAGCTGCCCTGCCTGACTGGTTAGCGCATTTGCTAGCGCACCTTGTGCCCTTGCTTCTTGGCTCATAAGTGCTTCGTTTGTTCCATAACGTCCAGAGGCAGAAGCCTTAGACCGCATTTGATTGATAGCGTCCTGATAAGCCTGAGAAGCCTGCGTAAAACCAGGTTGTAGTGCTTGAGTCAGGTAAGGATTAGGCCCAAGAAAACTGCCGCTTAACGTGTTTTTCAGAACAGGGTTAAATTCACTTTTAAGTGTTGCAGCTTGACCCCCACCAATCTGACTTGCAAGCTGTTGTTGCGCCAAAGGTACAAGCGGATTGCCTTGCATAGCCCTTGTCTGCATAGCAGAAAGCGCAGCCTGCGTCTGTTGGGATGGGCCAATGTAGGTTTGGCCTGTGTAGGCTTGTGGGCCTCCAGTAGCGTAGAGACGTTGAGCCTCAGATAGACCGTATTGGACATAAGGGGCTTGAGACGGATCTAATTCCGTCCTCGTCACCGTGTTTGTTGAGCCACCAGACATATCAAACCTCTCTTACCCACTTACGGGGCCGAAAACCTAACGCCTTAGCTTTGCGATCCCAGCCTTTACGCCACGAATCAAAGCTGATAGTCCTTGCGCCACCTTCTCTCGCAAGAACGAGAACATGATCCATGCCTGCATCAAAATCTCCCTTGCCATAAGCGCACCAAATATGCAAATTATCGCCGATAGGCTGAAGAACAACAAACCCGCAAGGATAACTGTCCTCAAAGTACATCCAAAGAAGTGATCGTCCCGCAAAACAGTCTGCGTAAATGTCCTCCGGTATCCACTGCTCCGGACTTTTCTTGAGAATGACTTCCAGTCCCGCCCTAACGAACGGCCAAATCTTCCTAAGCTCTTCGGGCTTGATGTATCTTGCATTCATCCAACCACCACATACCCGTAGGTCATGTTTGATGTCGAGTTTGGGTAATGCGTAATCGTTGCGCTGCCATTCGTCACGTTAGAAACGTAAATAAGAGGGCCGTCTGATATGTGCTGCATAGTCAGAATAACTGATGGTGTAGCCGGTCTTGTCGGGCTTGACTGTGGCCCTATGTATTCAATCCTAACCAGAGTGCTTGTTGCTGCCCAGACAAGTTCAACGTAATCATTGGCCGCAAGATCAACAAAAATGTTCAACGCTGCAATTAAATGCCCGTCTGTGCCACCGTGAGAATTAGGAATTGAGAACTGCGAATTAGAGTTCGCTAGATCTGTACCGTTTTTTCTCAACCACAGGTCAGCGTCCTGGATCTGCGTATCTGCGTTTGCAAACTGCACAGAAAACTGAAGGTTGTACTTCCCAGCCGCCCTGACGTTGATTCGACTGGAGTTGGAAAGATAAACGTTGTTGCTTAAGTCAGTGTTTGAAAACGTAACCGCATACGATGCAGTCGTGCTTGCAGCCGTTTGGTCATTAACGTCATAAAACGAGCCGAAAGGCAATCCGCTTACATAGGCGTTGGCAGAGTAAGGGATAAGAATAATCTTGCTTTCTACCCCTATCCTTGCGTCCGTAATCGTGGTTGTGGTGGCGTTTCCTGTGTTGAGCGTTACTGTTCCGGTGTTATTCGTCTTACCGTCCATGATGCCACGGACAATTTCAGCAACGGCTCGCTGGTCGCCACCAAAAGGAGGCAGCGTACGAAAGATCATCGCATACCCTGCGGGGTTAGCGTTACATCCAAGCCTACAGCAGCAGACCAAACGCCTGTAGGTATGGCTTTCACTCGATGATAAGTTCCTGCTGAACGCAAACCAATACGGTTATCGGTATTGGCCGAGTAGGTCTCGCCAGTAAAGTCGGTCTGTTGGTTAAGCCTGCGCCTAGAGTTCACCTGCACGGAACACGAGCCGCCCTCAACGACAGGTCTAATAAGCGTCATCACTGAAGGCATGTCGTTTAAGGCCAAGTCAGGCGTGACAATGTTTGCTGTCAAAGCAGATCCAGAGAAGGCGACAATCTTTTCGCCTAACGTACCTGTCAGTAAGTTAGATGTAACCGTGTACCCAAATGAGTCTAGGCTTGCAGGGAGCGCGTCTAAGCTACCGTATACGTCTAGTTGCTCTAACGTGAGCCCAGAAGATGAGGTTGTCGTAATGGCAGTCGAAGAGGCGATCGTGTCTACGTTGGCAATGGCATAAGACCACTTAGACAAGTTGAAGTTGTAGATCAAAAGCGCAGTTGTCTGATTGACCGTCTTAAAAGCCCAGATAACAAGGTTCTTAAGCGGATCTACAGCGGCCGACATCGTTGCAAGTTGAGAAATATCAACCTGCGAAAAGAACCATCTGTCGACCTTTTCTACGGAAATAGACTTAACTTCTTGCCCGTTAGTGACGTAAAACCCGTCGTCAGACAAAAAGAAACTCGACCCGCCGTACTGGATGATCGAGTTCGGCTCAAGACAGCCAAGACCCCGTGAAATCGTATCAAACTGAAAAACAAGCGGACTACCAACATACGACATTCGCACTACCGCGCGATCCATGAAAACAATACCGTACTCACCACCAGTCAAACCCTTTACATGCCCGCCGTCTGGGATGTCTTGGTAGTCAGACTGTGTGGTTGCCGATGGTGTCCAGTCTGTCTCATCACCTAACGCGCACCATTCAACGCGATTAGGGTAGATTGTTGATCCGTTATTGAAGCCTGCAACTACAAAGTCTCTGACCGTGGTTACGTACCTGGACTTAGGCGCAGCAACACCGAGGTCTACAAAGGCCGTAGACGAACCCATGAGATAACCCTGAAGCCTGTCACCACCGTTGGCCGCGATCACTCGATTACCGAATTGAGTAAAGCGCCACTTTTGATCTGAAGGCGTTGTATAACCACCTGCCTTAGAAACATTAGTAAGGTTGAGGTTTGTCTCTAGCTTGAATAACTTGGTATCACCGCCTGAAAAAACAGTTACCGCTTCGCTAGGAGCGGCAGCAGCAACAACGGCATTTAAGACCTCAGAGGCAGCATTCGACCACTCAGAAGGCGAAGATATTGGGCCATAACCAACTTGCTGAGGAATAACGTTCTTAGCGTCTACAAGCGCACCAGCAACCCCAGGTTGATCTGGTAGCCACTCGCCAAAGTTCACTCTCATCGCTTCGCTACCGTCATGGTTAGCGGCACACCTGAATACTGACTCTCTTCGTCAGACCTTGTTAGCGAGAAGATCGCGCGATCATAAAGCGTACCCCAGGTTTGTAGCCTAGGATCGTTCATCAGGTAAGGTTCTGCTTCGCCTAATGACGCGTAGAGAAGTGCGTCCGGACAGGTCGTAAGCCAGAGATTTGACGTGTTGCCTGTAGAAAGAAACGTAGGCGCGGCGTAGTAGAGGATCTTGATCGTGTAAGTACTGTCAGGAATTGGGGCAAGTTGAATCGTAGACCCAAGGATGGTGTAGAAAGCCGGTACACCACTTTCGTTCGTCCTACCGTTCCGAATAAAGATGTTCGGCGTTGCGAACGTAATAGGGAAGTCGGGGTCAGAGTCAACGTACACATCCCTTGCTTGCAGGAAGTCACTAGGGAGGTTAATTGTCGAGACTCCACCGGTCGCCGTAACCGATGTTTGCGTAAGCATTTGCCGCAAGCGTAGATCTCTACGGAGTCGAATCTCTGCGAGTTGGATGAAGTCAGGGATCGCGGAAGTAAGATCATCTCGTGAGAGATAATTA